ATGGAGTGTATAATTCCACACACGGCGATGAACGATACGACAGCGGATATGAACTGTCAAGAATGGAACTTTTTGACAGTTCACAAGAAGTTTTAAGCTGGACAAAACTGCACGGAATAACAATAAAGTACTCTACAAGCAGCTCTGAACACATTTATATACCTGATTTCTTAATTAAATTAAGGGATGGCACAACTATTTTAGAAGAAGTAAAGGGCTGGGTCCGTAATAGAGAAAAGTTTGAAGCCAAGTGTGATGCTGCGAGATTATTTTGTAAGCTTAGAGGTTGGAAATATCAAGTAGTGTTTAATGAAAACCTTAAAAATGTGGTCATATGCGAAGAGACGAAAAGTTAAAGGCAGTTAGATTAGCTTTAGGTAAAGAAGAATTTAAGAAGAATAATGAGTTTGTATTCTTTTGTAAGAACCCACAAGGGTGCGACGGCAAGCATCATCATGCGAAGCTTAGCGTAAACATAGAGACAGACTGTTGGAACTGTTGGGTTTGTGGTTGGGGTGGTAAGTCACTCATAGGGATACTGAAACTCGGTAACAGAGACCTGTTCCTTAGATATATTAAGGACACGAAAGGAAAAGATGCCAGAGAAACCACCGAAGAAAAGTTATTTGATACACCAATTCTACCTAGCACCTTCGTATCTCTGTCCAAAGAATCAAATAATCCTCATGCCAATTCAGCAATCAGATACCTCCAAGCAAGGGGAATATCTAAGAAAGACGTGCTCAATTATAAACTTGGGTTCTGTCCAGACGGAGAGTACAGATTCAGAGTAGTAATCCCGTCGTTTGATATAGATGGAGAGCTCAACTTTTTTGTTGGAAGAACATTCTACGAGAACTCAGGAGTATCATATAAGCATGGTAAGTTTGATAAGAATATAATATTCAATGACTACATAATAGACTGGGACAAACCGGTAACAATAGTTGAAGGCCCATTCGATATGATGAAGGCAGGTTTCAATGCCATTCCACTACAAGGCAGTATATTTCCAGACAAGCTTTTTAGTAAAATAGTTACAATGGGAACACCTGTTTATATGGCTTTAGATGTTGACGCCAAGAAGAAACAAATCAAGCATATAGAGAAGCTTATGAGTTATGGTATCAAAGTCTACAGTGTTCCAATACAAGAGTATGGAGTTAACGACGTTGGTGAGATGACGAAAGAACAGTTCCAATTGGCGAAGTCAGATGCCAAGCTTATAAAAGGTGACATAGATATACTAAGAATGAGAGTATCTGCATGAAAATAGTCCACGTTTCAGACATCCACATCAGAAATCTGAAGTACCACGATTCCTACCGCAAAGCTTTTGAAGATTTATACAGACATCTAGATGAAATTAAACCAGACTTAGTAATAAATACAGGAGACACGGCCCACACAAAGGTTCAAATCTCTCCTGAATTTGTTGAGATGTGTAGTGAACATATCCGCAGAGTTGCAGAGTACGCTCCATATCATATTCTACTAGGCAACCATGACTTAAATCTAGTCAATTTAAACAGACAGGATGCAATCACTCCTATCGTAGACAGCATTGGCAAGTCAACTAAACACCCAGTAGTACTTCATAAGAAGTCAGGTGTTTACAGCATCACAGATGAGATTGACCTGTACGTGTTTTCATGTGCAGATGTAGGGAACTATCCAGACCCGAAGTATGCTGATGATGAGAAGATAAACATAGGCCTATACCACGGAGCTATTAGTTCTGCAGTTACTGACACCAACTGGGAACTAGAAGACTGTGATGATGACACATCGCTGTTTGATGGTCTAGACTATACTCTTCTAGGCGACATCCATCAACATCAGTTCTTAGACCAAGATGGAAGGATAGCATATGCAGGCTCTCTAATTCAGCAGAACTTTGGTGAAAGGCCAGACAAAGGCTTCTTGTTATGGGATATTGATGACAAAGACGCATTCGATGTCGAACACATCAAGCTTCAAGGTTCAAGAAGATTCTTTACTGTCCATCTTGGCGAGGGATTCACTATACCAGACCAGATAATCGAACCTGGCGCAAGGATTAGGATTACTACCGAAGGACAGTTCACCCTTGCAGAACAGCAGCACTTCGAAAGACTTGTTAAGAAGAAGTTTGACACAACAGACATAATTACAGTCCCCCCTCAAAACATTGGCAAACAGGTCACGCAGTCTGTAACAGGAGAAGACATCAAGATTGCCAATCTTAGAGACACAGATGTACAGGAGAATCTCATACGTGAGTTCTTAAAGAGCAGAAAGCTTCCTGACAATGTTATATCTAAGATATTTGAGTTGAACAAGAAGTTTCAAACACTGGTTGAGAAAGATGAAGACATCATTCGTGATGTGTTTTGGAAGATAGAGACCCTCGGTTGGAGTAATATGTTCAACTACGGTGAAGATAACATTATCGACTTCACAAAGATCAGAGGAATTAGTGGAATCTTTGCCCCGAATTCAGCTGGTAAGTCTTCCCTTATTGACATCATCCTTGAAACACTCTATGATAAGACAACAACTGGCGTGTCTAAGAATATGTTTCTTGTGAATGACAATAAGAAAGTAGCTAAGATGATAGCAGAGATTTCGACCGGTGAAGACTCCTTCACAATCGACCGTACTATTGAGAAGCTAAAGTATGGAAAGAGAAAGCTAGAAGAAGAAAAAGAGTGGGGAAAGACTTCTACTAAGTTTACATCAACAGATGAGGATGGTAATGAGTTAGAGTCATTCAATGGCCAATCCAGACCTGAAACTGAGAAGAATATTAGAAGACACCTTGGTACATACGAGGACTTCGTTATGACAACCCTCTTGGCTCAATCAAGAGACACTGACATAATCAAGTGCAAGGAGACTGATAGAAAGAAGATCCTATATAAGTTCATGGATCTTGATGTTTTTGATAAGAAATACAAGCTAGCTAAAGATGACGGTAGACCTCACTTCCAAAGACTTAAGAATTTCGATAATGAAGACTTGGAGTCAATCTATAACAAAGAGAGCATGTCATATAGTATATTCCAAGAAGAGCTCAAAGAACTTAAGGGGTCTAAGACAGCAAAAAAGGAAGAGTTGGTAGCAGCCAGAAAAGAATTGCAGGCACTAAGAGATAGTAAACAGTATATCGATGACTTCGGTGATCAGCATGCAACTCTCAGGTCCTTGAAGCAAACCTGTAGCGATGGTCTACATGAATGTGAGACACTAGACAAGCTAGAAAAGAAGTATGACCAACTCGATCTAGAAATACTTGTGCTGTCTGATTCAGTTAGTTCAACAGATACTGATAAAATAGAGAAATCACTTAGCGAATATGAGAACCTTGAGTTTGAGCATAAGGAAGCAAAGATTGCTCTAGAGCGAGAGACTAAGACTCTCGAAAGATGGAATAAGGATGTGGCTATTCTTAATGAGGTTCCATGCGGCGACAAGTTTCCTACTTGTAAGTTCCTCACTAATGCTTTTGATAAGAAGAAAGACATTATAAATCAAAGAGATAAGGTAACAGAATGGGTAAAGGAAGTAGAGGACCTTGAATCTAAACTCTATGAAATTGACTTAAGCAGATGGCAAAAAGCTTCGAGAGTCTATAAGAATATTACTGAAGGTCTTAAGTCAAAGAGGACCTTGAAATCTCAATGTAAACTTAAGATAGAGAACAAAAAACTGAAAGTTGTCTCTACATTTGAAAAAGCTCTCCGTCTACACTTGAATAAGACTAGGTGGGAAAAGAATAAAGAAGCCATCGAAAGCAACAAAGAGATTGATAACTCGATAGTAGATCTAGATAACAACAAGTCGTCTATGATGACTAGCCTAGAATCAATTGACAAGAGAATGCTGAGTGTCACGAGGGAAATCGGTTCAAAGGAAGCTATCGTACAACATCTTAAACAAGAGTTGGAAGACATGAAAGACCTTCGGATTCTGTGTGATGCATACGAACATTACTCTGATGCGATGGGCAAACATGGAATAGCTTACCAGATACTAGTAGAGAAGCTTCCACTAATCAATGATGAGATTAACAAAATTCTCTCTTCAGTATCAAACTTCAACGTGTTCATCGAGCATGACAGAGATGAGAATAGCATACGTCTATACTTAAAGTATGGTGATTATGTAGGCAGAAGGCTGGAGCTCGCTGGAGGGGCTGAGAAGCTTCTGGCATCAATAGCAATAAGAACAGCCCTGCTCAGTATTACAAACCTTCCGAAGACAAACATGTTCATTATCGATGAGGGATTTGGTTCTTTGGATGCAAACAATTTAGATAACATGAATCGTATGTTTGACTACTTAAGACAGATGTTCGACCATGTTTTGATAGTTAGTCATTTAGATGCTATGAAAGACATAGTAGACAACAACATTGAGATATCCGTAGACGCAGAAGGATATTCACACATTGAGGTAACATGATATGAGATGGATTAAGAATACGAGCGGAAAAGAAGATGCGATGCTTACATTGGCGGTGATTGGTTTTGTCATTGTTGTATTGAAACTACTCTTTGCAGGGAACTCACTGGTCTTAGATGGTAGTGTGTACACATTTGGGCAGCTGAATGCAACTGAAATTGCAGCAATACTGACACCAACTCTTGGAGCATATGTAGCCCGCCGCCATACTGATTGCAAATGGGAGCAAGGGCTCGAAGAGGACAATGCTGAGTAAGCTAAAAAAGTATCTCATGTCATTCCTCGTTATCATCATTATGGTAATGGGGGCTGTCATGTATTACAAAGACTCTTCACATAGTAAGGAAGTCTCAAAGCTTTACAACGAGATTGCTCTTCAAGCTGATACTATAGAAGTCCAAGAAGGTGTCTTTAGAAAACAAGCTATTACGATAGACAATAATATGGATTATCTTGACTCATTGATTCGTGAGTTGGATGGTAGCTTTGCTGCTGCCAAAGGTCTTCGTGATGAATTAAAGAAGAGGGATGAAAACATCTTATCTCTAACAAAGGTTAGCACGAGATGGAGGAAGAACTATGAGGCACTCGTTAAAGCTTCGCAGACAGATATCCCTTCTGACTCTGATGACCCGACATCTGAAACTAGAACTAAGGTGTCATTTGATAAAGACTTCGGCTACATAGCTGTGAACGGTTGGACGCTAACAGATCCTCCAGAAGCGTTTGTCAGCGTTAAACAGATGAGACCACTGGAGTTGGTTGTGACACTATCACAAGATAAGAAGAAAAGATGGAATACATCTGTAGCTTCTTCAGAAGAGAACATATCTGTAGAGATAGATATAGCGTCAGTGAATCCGTATATGTTCAGCACTAAGTGGTATGAGAAGTTATCATTAGGTGCAGGAATACAGTATGCTGGTGGCTTAAGCCCGTACGTAGGAATATCATATTACTTAGATAATGGGATATATTTCAGTGGTGGAGTCTGGGGAAGCCAGGACACTGTTGGTGAATATGCTACAATCGGATACTCTTGGTCACCATTTAGGAGATAGTATTGAGAAAGTATGATGGCAAAATGGTCGTGTATGACCTTAGGGAAACCTACCATAACAACGGAAAATATGAGTTCAAAGTTGTCCTTGATAAATCATTCAAGAATGGTCATGACATATCTATCCTAATGTTAGACCCTAATAATGACATGATGCCAGTTACATCTGAGGTTTGGGGGAGAAAGGTCAACTGTACCTTTGACATAACAGACTTAGTGAGAGAAGGCGTATGCACTGTTAGAATTTCCTTAGGGAGCACTCTATCAGAAACAATACAATACTGGATAATCAAATGAGTAATTGGCGAGAAGATCTAAAAGGATTAATAGTTCCGGCGTGGTGCCCTATTTGTGCGAGGTTGATGAAGGGTAGCAAGACGAACTCATCATACTATGACTATGGCTGCTGCTCTGATTGTCACATAGCTTTCGTAGATGGCCGCGAAGAAAGATGGAAAGATGGCGTAAGGCCAGACGAAGAACGTATAAAAGCGTACTACAAAAAGCTAGATTCTAGGCAATGATTTCATTTTATTATCATATTTAAGAAACAGCATCATACTTATCATGTCTAAAGACATTGGAGAATACAGACATGGATGCAGAAAGTTTCGAAGTACAGGGTACACCGTACCTTCAAAAAGATGATAGGAACGCGCTTCTAAAGCAAGTTTCTGAAGAATTAATAGCCGACAACCCAGCATACGGTTTCATGATTCGTTTCCAAGGTGAAGAGGAAGTAACTGTTACTTACAACACCTACGAAATGGATCTACAGCTGCGTATGAAGGAGGTCGAAGACCAATCCGAAACGCTCTTCAAGGAGTGGATAAAAAGAGTTAAGAAGGATTTCAAAGCTAAAGGTGGTGGAATCCTTAAGCTTAAGGAAGACAAAGCAGCACGCTCTACAAGCATAGAGAAAGTGTCCCTTAACAACAGGTACCTCTTCAGAGAGTCTCGAACATACAGCATGTAACCATACGATGAACCGCAAACAACTAAAAGCGGAAGTCATCAAGTGTGGTAGAGATCCCGCATACTTCATAAGAACGTATGTAAAGATTCAGCATCCAGTTAGAGGGTTGATTCCCTTTGCACTGTATGACTACCAAAATGAACTTCTAGAAGCATATGAAGAACATCGATTCAATGTAATCCTGAAGGCAAGGCAACTTGGCATTTCAGAAGTTACAGCTGCATACGCTACTTGGCTTATGCTGTTTCATCGCGACAAGAACATTGTCGTAATGGCTACAAAAAAAGAGACTGCTAGGAACCTTCTGCGTAAGGTTCACACTGCTATTAAAAATCTACCACCTTGGCTAATGCTGGCAAAGCTTGTAACAGAGAACGTTTTTACAATCGAGTTGTCAACAGGATCAAGGATAAAAGCTGTATCATCTGCTAAAGACGCTGGCCGGTCAGAAGCCGTGTCTCTCCTAATCATTGATGAGGCTGCCCACATCGACAACATGGATGAGATTTGGACTGGCATCAAACCAACTGTAACTGCTGGTGGTAAAGTGACAGTCCTGTCTACGCCACTCGGCACAGGCAACATGTTCCATAGGACATTCGTCCAAGCTGCTGCAAAAGAGAATTCATTCCATCCAACTACTCTCATGTGGTGGCGCCATCCAGAGAGGGTGTTAAACGAAGATGATATTCCAGACCTAGAAGATGATCCAATGCGCCCAGGGTTCAAGACAAGCTCATGGTTTAGAGAAGAGACAATGGGCATGGACTCAAGAGAGATCGCTCAAGAACTTGAGTGTAACTTCAACGCTTCTGGCGATAACTTCATTGCCACACAACACCTTGACAATATTACAGATAATACTGTCGATGCTCCAACTTCATTCGAGCACACGGATAGAAACATTCATGTCTGGGCACCACCAACAAGAGGCACAGAGTACTTTGTTGTGGCCGACGTAGCCCGAGGCGATGCATCCGACTACTCAGCTGCTCATGTATTTTGTGTAAGTGATATGTCACAGGTTGCAGAGTACAAGGGAAAGATTCCTACTGACCAATATGCAGCTCTGCTTGTGAAGCTCGCTACAAAATACAATACTGCAATGCTTGTAATTGAGAACAACAATGTCGGATTCGCATGCCTTGAACACGTCAAACTATTAGAGTATGAGAATTTGTACTTCTCTCCAAAGAGCGCGTTCGACGAAGGTGCAGCATTCAATATGATGCTGCCAATGCCAGATGACAAGAAGTATGTACCAGGATTCACTACATCCCCAAAGACTAGACCAATAATCTTATCAAAACTAGAAGAGTATATACGTTTAGGAAAGATCTGCATCAGATCTGAGCGAACTGTAGAAGAGCTAAGGAAGTTCATTTGGAAGAATGGTAGACCAGAAGCTCAGGCTGGTCATAATGATGACTTGACGATGTCTGCTGCAATCGGTTGTTACATCCACAGCTCACACTTCGCATCTACATATATGACAGAGGAAGTAAGTAAGATCATGCTTGGTCTCATTTCATTCGATAGAACAGATAATACTCAGATTCCTGGTGCAACGAAGAATCCCGACTTCACTCAGAACAATAGTAGGACTGTTCTTGAGAGAAAAAACCCATATGACATCACACTACCAGACGGATCAATTGAGAATATAGGCTGGTTGATAAGTAAATGATAAAGATTACTGAAGTATTCATGATTGAGAATGGTATCCGAGAGCTGCCGTGGCAGGCTGCTGACAAGAACTGGTGGAGAGACAGCTTAATTTTATTCCATGGTACTCAAGATGACGTCCTAGAATTGATAGAAGACAGCGGCTACATTAAAGCTGGTAATGGATCAAAGGGCTTTGGTGTATATCTTGCAGTAGATCCCTTTACAGCAAGAGGATATGCTTCAATGCGTGGAGGAGAAGCTCGATTCAAGAAGCAATCGAAACCATCACACGTCCCAATGGAAGAACGTATTGTTCTCGTAATACAACTACCAGAGAATGAATTAGATAATGTAGTACTATCTAAGAAAGACACAAGATTAAAAGATAAGGAATCATGGGAAGACAATAAGAACGACCCAAGATACTGGGAAATGGCAGAGGTGGTATATCCAAAAAACTTACCAATGTCATGGATTAAAGGATACATGAAGAAGGTTTAACAATGGCATTAATGGGAAAAGACGAAAGCATCTGGGCACAACTTACTAGACTATTCAAAAATGGTCCTGTTGTTCGCCACAAGATTGCGGCAAGCTCTAAGATGTATGAACCGCAGGGAACTGCTAGAGCATACAAGAAAGAGCTTTCAAGCCTTTACGTAAACTCGTTAGCTTCTTATGGCCAATACGAAAGACTTGCAAGATATGCAGATTACTCAGAGATGGAATACACTCCTGAGATAGCTTCGGCGATTGACATCTACGCAGACGAGGTTACAGCTGTAGACGAAAATGGCCACATGATCTCCATTGATACAGAGAATGAAGAGATCAAGCAGATCCTTGAAACGCTGTTCTTCGACATTCTTAATATCGAGTTCAACCTGCAATCATGGACTAGAAACCTTTGCAAGTATGGCGACTTCGTCATGTTCGTTGATGCTAGCGATAACAACGGAATCTTGAACCTACTTCCAATCCCTATCAACGAGGTTGAAAGAGAAGAAGGCTATGACCCGAACAACCCATTCGCATTTAGATTCAGGTGGTTGACTCAAGGTAACATGATTCTCGAGGCATGGCAGATAATTCACTTCAGACTTCTAGGTAACGACAACTTCCTACCTTATGGATCGAGTATCGTTGAGCCTGCGCGACGTGTTTGGAGACAGCTAATCCTCATTGAAGATGCTATGCTTGTGTACAGAATCGTTCGCTCACCAGAGAGACGTGTATTCAAGATTGAGGTCGGCAATGTAAAGCCAGATGAGATCCCACGTTACATGGAACAGGTGAAGACTGGTCTTAAGAGAAACAAGATTATCAACCAATCAACTGGCAGAGTTGACTTGAGGTACAATCCACTTTCAGTTGATGAGGATTACTTCCTTCCAATGAGAGATGGCAAAGGATCAGAGATTGACACTCTTCCAGGTGGCCAGTTCACAGGAGATATTGAAGACGTTCAATACATTCAGAACAAGATGTTTGCAGCTCTCAAGATTCCTAAGAGTTATCTAGGGTACGAGGGCGATGTCGGATCTAAAGCAACTCTGGCTCAAGAAGATGTTAGATTCTCTCGTACAATCCAACGCATGCAGAAAATTGTTCTATCAGAGTTAACAAAGATTGCAGTAATCCACCTCTACCTTTTAGGGTACAGAGGAGAAGACCTAGTAGACTACGAGCTCAAAATGGCTAACCCTTCTACAATTGCCGAGCAACAGAAACTTGAGTTATGGAGGGTCAAGCTTGAGATTGCTGGCTCTGCACAAGAGGGTATGCTAGACAAGACAACTGTATGGAGAGACCTATTTGGATTCTCAAGTCATAAGATATCAGAGATTCAGGACGGACAACGTGCTGACAAGCTATTCCAATTAGAGTTGGAAGGCATGCAACTTCCAACAGAAGAGCCAGCAGCAGGTGAACCAGGGGCAGATCCGGTTGCAGGAGAAGATGAGTTACCATCTGAACTGGGTGGTGATGAAGGTGATGCAGGTGATGCAGAAGAAGAAGAACTCCAAGCCGCAGCAGATCCAGTATACGATGATGAGCTTATGAGAAGTATGAAACCGGTGCTCCTTGCTGATGATGTAGAAGAAGATGATGAAATCAATGAGGACGGAGATGACGTCAAAGGATATAATCCCGGCTCAGAAGGCGACCAGGCTGAAATGTCTGCTTCTAAAGGAAGAGATATCTTCTCACCATCCGAAGACTTGCACGCTCATGTCTTCGGAACAGAAAAGCAAACAGCTTCAGACCCTTTTGACATGATTGGCATGAATAGGATGATTACAAGACCCTTCTCTGAAGGAGCTGAGAAGGAAAAGATCAACCCAATTGGCCAATATGTCAGCAAATCTATCGATGAAATCAACAAATCAGAGAAAAAACTGTCATTAATTGAAGATATATTGAGAGAAATAAAAAATCCTAAGCGAAACATATAATTACTACAAGAAATAATCCCATTGAGGAGACATCAGGAATATGGCTCTAGCTAAGAAAAACAAATTCTCTCACAACAAGAAGAGAAATTCAGGACTTGTGTACGAATTCTTGTTACGCAAGATATCGGAATGTGTACTTGATAAGAATCTAAAGGAATCTAAAAAAGCCCTTAGAGTCATTAAGAAGTATTACAACACAGCATCCCCATTGTACGAAGAGAAGTTACTCTTTGATATCATTGTTGGGACGAGTGGTGCTTCAAAACGAATCGCTAGCGGAGTCCTAGAAGAAGTTAAGAAAGTCGCCACCGGCTTAGACTTTAAGAAGATAGATATCAAAAAGAGTAATCTCATCAAAGAGATCAATCACACTTTTGGAAAGTCATTCTTCTCAAGCTTCGACATTGATGACTATAAAGCCCTTGCTTCAATCCAGCTCTTTGTAAATGGTTGTAATCCTAAGTCTACGCTTGTCGAGAGTGTTCAAAGGGTTAAGCTAGAAGAATCACTGATGAATTTCATGATTGTTGAAAGACGACCAAATAAAGAACAGGTTGTTGAAGCTGACGAGTTGTCATACAACTTAGCTGTAAACCGCTACAACAAGAAGTACACACAAGCCCTTAACGAATCACAACAAAGTTTGCTTTCAAGTTATACAAGCTCCCTTACTCTTAAGGATGGCAAAGTACGCCTTGAGAAGTATCTCGTTAATCAAAAGGTAAAGCTACTTGGATTCTTAAGACAGGCTCACAATATCTCTGAAGTTAAGAAAGACAAGCTCATATCTGAGAAATTGAATAAAGCAGAAATGTTACTTGAGAATATGAATTTTAAAGGTGCAGGTCCAAAAGAGATTGAAGACCTTATGCTTTACTGCAAGTTAGTGGAAGAAATTGCATCAAAATGAGAAAGCATCTAATATACGGATTGAAAGACCCGAGGGTAGACGAGTACAGGGGGAAGGCCAATGGGTAAGAAGAAAAAAGTAGAAGAGATGGGAGTTGGCGGCCTAGCAGGAATGCAAGTACCAATTGGCATCAAGAAAAGAAAGAAGAAGGTTGACGAACTACTTGAGCTCAATGAGAGTGTATCTGTAGCAGAAGCTATTGGATACTTCAGTGGTTTAGATGAGAAAGCTTCTCTTGAAGTCGAAGGAATGCTTGATGAAAGTGATTATGTCAAGCTATCAGAGATGATAAAGAATGGTTTCGCAGAGGCTGCAATCAGAGAGAAGATTAGGAAGAGAGTAAAAGAAGTTGTCAGGAGGCAACCTGATGGTCAGTATGCTCTCTACACTCCAAATCCAGATAAGGCTCATGGTTCATCGCAAGTTGGAACGTTCCCTACTAAACTAGCTGCCAGAAGAGCAGAACTTAGTAGATTCCCACCAAAGGAACCACAGAAGCTTGCTAGGCTTAGAAAAGATGTAGACAAACTACGCAAGAACCCAGAGCTCGCTTCAAAGGAAACTCCTGGCTGGATGGGTGATAAGAAGAAGAAGAAGAAAGCTCCAAAGCCAAAAAAGACAAAGAAGGAATCACTCGAGAACCTTATTACCAATCTATCAGAGAGCCTGTTCCGCGAAGAAAAAAAGGGTAGTGGCTGGGACGAGTACGTCTCGAAGTTGTCTAAGCAAGCAGTCCTTGCCGACAAAACGTTCCAGTCTCACCAGAAAGCTATTGCTAAGAGATCAGAGAAAGCTCTGAAGTCAGCTGTTAAGTCTGTATCATCTGCTCTGTCTGGTGCAGGATTTGAAGTAAAGGATGGTGGGGTTAAGAAAGACCCTAACAAGGAAAGAGTGTACGCAGAGCTTTCCGCGTCTGACCAAGAGGGAACATCTGACGTCGGGCCAATCTACATCTTTATAGAGAATGGATATCCTAACATAGAGATATCTGATACTGCAAAGAATGGTCTTACCAAAATGGATCCAGCTAGAGGTAAAGTTCTAAGAGCAGAGTTAATAACTGTACAGGATGAAGTTCTTGACAAAGACGAAACAGCATCAGGTGCGATTAAGAAAAGAGATGAATACCTCAACAAGATAGAAAAGAAGGTAGATGACTTCGTATCAGACATGTCTTCATTAGAAATAACGATGCTCAAGAGAACACTGAGCAGCAAGTTCAGGAAAATCAAATAATGAAACTATTAAGAGAGTGGATAGCTTTAGACTATACGCCTGCTATGATTACAGAGTCGCGTGCGAAGAACGATGGAAAGATCATGCTTCCATGTATCCTTCAGAAGGCTCACCTCAAAAACCAGAACGGTAGAATCTACCCGAAGGAAGTTCTTATACGAGAAGTTGAGAACTACAAGAAGGTAGTCGCAGAAACTAGAGCTCTTGGAGAACTTGACCATCCTGAGACTTCCACTGTTGCTTTAGATAGAGCATCACATATAATCAGAGAAATCTTCTGGGAAGGTGACACAGTTCGAGGCATCGTAGAAGTTCTATCGACACCGAAGGGCCAGATATTAGCTACGCTCCTAGAGTCTGGAGTAAGGATTGGTATGTCATCTAGAGGTATCGGAAGCACAGAGGCCACGAATGAGGGCACAGATATCGTACAGGATGATTATGGCTTAATTTGTTTTGATGCAGTGTCTGAACCATCAACTCCTGGTGCTTTCATAAATGAGAACATTGAAATAAGTGGAAAGGTTTACACGAAGTCAGATAGAATCTGGCGTGCGTTAAACGATGTAACAAGAGGTAAGTAGAACATGGGCAGCAGGTCCAGCACCAACAGAGTCTGTAACACAGATAAAAGAAATTACAATACTACACGACCCATAGAAAGATAAGTTATGAAGAGAACACACCTAGAAAATATGATTAGAAAAGTAGTTGCAGAAGAAGTGCGAAAGCAACTACCTAATGTAGTCTCTGAGATGTATCTAAAGAAGCTCGTATCTGAAGCATCAGTACGTGAAACTCACTGGGAAGACACATTCGACGCTGAACTACAGAGAAGAACTGAAGAGATTCCCGAGATGATGCACAACTCAGATGAAGGCATATACCAAAGAGGTGGTCCGATCAAGAGAAAGAATGAAGAAGTCAGACAACAGAATGAGCAGGTTGTAAGTAAGTTACTATCACCAGGCAACAGCATGGCTCACCTGTATGAAAGCGTAGAGCCAATTGGTCGCCAGTCCGCAAGTGCTCCTGGTATGCCAGCACCTCAAACAGATGTCCCTCTAGAAGCTCTTGGCATTAAGAGATATAACTTAGCAGACTACAATGTTACCAACAGTGGTCCAATGCAGCAAACTGACGAAGCAGAAGAAAGAAGACTTGAACTACACAGGGCATCATTAGACAGAAAAGCATAATGAAAAAACCAACCAAAGAGTCGTCACTTAGCACAGGTGTCGGCGTTCCAGACGGATCCGGCGGCAGAAGCGGAAACAGAATCCATAAAGCGTATCAACGCGGTGGAGCTAAGTATCCGTACGACAAAGCTGCAGGAGCTCCAGGTTATGGTGTTCCTTTAGGTTATGACAGGAGCAGCTCTGGTAATGGTGGTTCAAGACAGAATGTTAATGTTCCAAAGAATGTGGGAGCAGATGACACTCGTTGGTCTGATGATATTGTCGACACTAGCGAGTCAAGAGATGGCGCTTCGTGGAATAGTGCAAGTCCTACTAAGGGCAACATAACATACAACCCTAAAGAGAAATCTAGATTTGGAGAGGATGACATTGATGAAGCTCTTGGTAGTCCATCAAACTCTGCTAAAGCTGGATCTGGTGGCGGAGGTGGCGGAGGTCGGCCTGGTACATCGGCCTGGGGAGGTAGACCGTGGACTGATGAGTTCGACAATCATATGTCAGATGACAAATTAGATAAGGCTTCTCGCCAAGATGAATTCAACTACGGTCCAGTCCGATCCCTATCTAAAGGAGAAGAGGAAAAGATTCCTTCTGTACCACAGCATGATATAGAGCTTGGCAAAGGTGCTGTCATATTGAAGGTAGGTGGAGCAGGGTTCCGTGCCGGTGCTGGTGGTGCTATGAAGCATTCGAGGATGCAACCAGGAATGTCATGGAGAGAATCCCTCCAGAGAGAACTAAATCACACGAGTCTAGTAGAGGCTTTCGTGTCACTGAGAGATACTGAACAGGGATGCCTTGCAAACTCAACATCAGCCCACGAAGTCGATCGAGGCATAGAGAATGATACCTTTGTCTCAGCACACGCTCATGGCAAGAATGCAATGTCTTCGTTCGATGAAGGTGACATGGTTAAGCTGATGATGAAAATCGACCCAAATTATTTCGCTAATTCTCTCGGAAAGATAGGAAAGGCAGAGCTGCTGAATACTTATGATGAATGGGCCGATGATGTCATAGCCGACGATAAAGGCGATATTGGTGGTATGACAGAACGTATATTAAAGGTTTGCGGAGAATAAAGATGGATCTCACAATAGAAGAACTTAAAAAAGTAATTGAAGGCGCGATCAAAGAATTCGCAGAAGCTGGAGAGAAAGGCCGAGATGGCTATCAGCAAGACGAAGACTGCCCTGTACAGCCACGAGGTTTTGGCAAAGCCGATACACATGACTTCTCCATTGCATCAGCAGAAGGTAGTAGATATAAAAGGCAGGGTGCTTCAAACCTCGGCCCTTTTACATCAGAAGCTGCAATCAGAGCAATCGCCAAAGATGTCATTAGAGAAGCTATGAAGCCCATGCCATCAAAGAAGATGGATTCCTCAGCACCGTTTAATGCCAAGCAGGCTAAGATTGGTGAGGCTGGATCTGTAGGCAATGTTAGCATGCCAGGGTGGAAGTCTACCAAGAAGAGTAAGAAAGAGTCAACAGACAGCTGGTTTGATACAAAAGAAATGAAAGGCCAGAAGTCTAAAATGAAAAACAAGCTCGAAAGCAATATCTTGCAGGGAGTATATGAGTCAAGAACGAAAGGTAAGAAGTAAAGATGGCTAGCAGAAGAGACGAAAACCATTTCAAAGCGTTAGAGGTAACTCAACGTGGAAATGAAAGCGTCGACAGAATGATTAAGAGATTCTCCAAGATGGTAAGAGGAGATGGCATCTTACAAGAGTTCACCGACAACAGACAATACACCAAAAAATCAACCAAGCGCCGCAGGAAGCGCCAAGCAGCGAAATGGGCTGCACAGAATGCCTTAAGAAAATAGAAAAAAAGTTTGAAAAAAAGTTTCAAATGTATTTAGTTCTAGATTTAGGCGGATAAATAATCCGGAGATCAAAAATGAAAAGTAACAATGTAAAAGAATCGTTGGCCGACAGAGCTAGAATTAGCAGAATGGCCGAGTCTATTGCAAAGAAGAAGATTATCGAAAGTATGACTCCATCAATTAGAATGTTAGTTGAGAGTCAGATTGAAGATGAAATGCAGACTTCCGAAGACACAGATCGTCTCCGTCGCGCTGCTGATGGTCGCGGCGAAACAGAGTTTGAAGAAGGCAAAGACCTTCCTAAAGGAGATGATGACATGGATGATGAAAAAGAATTAGACCTAGAGAGCATGTTTCCACACCTTGCAGAAATGGAAGATGAGGAAGGACTTGAAGGCCCACCTAAAGAAGAGATGGATGAATATGGTTTTGCCCAAGAAGGCTTTGGTGATGAAGAAGAAACGGAAATGCCAGCAGAAATGAGTATACCAACTCTTGGCGAAGGAGACGAAGGTGATATGGAAGACATGGACGAAGAGATTTCAATTGATGAAGCTGAGCTAAAGAAAGCATATGAGTCAATTATGAAGACAAACGCTGCTCTTTCAGAAGCACAAGTCACAAGCGGATTTGCAGATACATACCCAAAGACAGAGTGGGAAACAGAGGATTCACCTCCAAGTGACACTGGCCTTATGGACAAGGATAGTGATAAACCTTGGGACGAAGGTCGTCCACCAGCTGCTCAAGACCTTACAGTAAAAGAGTCTATTGAGAAAAGCCTTAGAGAGAACAGAAACCTTAGAAAGTATGTTCTTCATCTAGAAAGCCAGCTCGGCGCAGCTCACAAGGTTGTTGGCAAGCTAAAAGAAGAAGTTTCAAATGTAAACCTCTTTAACATGAAAGTTCTTCGTGTTAATGAGATGCTTAACAAGTTTGGTAAGTCCCTTACTTTAGAGCAAAAGAAAGTCGTTATCGAGAAAATCGACAGCGCAAGAACAGTACGAGAAGTTAAGGTTGTTTCCGAAGCACTCAACGTGGCCTTCAAGTCTTCAGGCAAGAGAATGTCAGAGGGAAGAAAGCGCAGTAACTCTAGAGCAAACTCTTCACGTACACGCAGCAGTGGTTCACCAAACCAAAAAGTTCTCAGAGAATCTGTGGACAAGACCGGCAGTAACAATTACTCCCGTATGAGAGAGCTCGCTGGCCTTATCGGTAGCTAATCGCTACACTTAATACAATTCTTAGGAGAAAATACAAATGAGTAGAAAAGCAAATTTCGACATCACTCAACTGACTGCAGGAATCCACAAGAAGGATCGCATCTCAGAGGTAAGACGTTTAGTAGAAAAATGGGAAGACACAGGTCTCCTTGAGGGTCTTAAAGACACTCCAACAGCGAAGAACAAGTCATCAATGGCTGTCCTTCTCGAAAACCAGGCAGCATCGTTACTTAACGAGCAGTCAACTGTGGCCGACATCATCGGCTTCCAGAATGTTGCATTCCCAATCGTTCGCCGTGTATTCGGTGGTCTGATTGCAAACGAGCTTGTCTCGGTGCAGCCTATGAGTCTTCCTTCGGGACTTCTCTTCTACCTTGACTATAGAATGGATACTGTCAAGGCTGGTAACAAGAATGACGACTTCTCAGCAGGTGGTTCACTCTTCGGTAACCAGACAGCTCCAGGTACTGAGAACCTTGGAACAGGTGGTTTCTATAACCTAGGAACTTCTTTCTCACAAAGAGAGAAAATCTCTGTTGCTACATTCTCTGGTACTCTCTCTGCTCTTACACTTGCAGACGTCGACCATGATCCAGATCTTTCTGCATCACTTGCTTCTTACCAGAAGCTAACACTTACAAGTGCCCACTCGGAGGTTTCTCCTTCTGGTTCTGATGCAAGTGTTAATGGTCTTAAGCACTGGGTTCCAGTTTCTGGTTCGTCAACAAGCGCTAGTGCATCTTCGGATGGTTCTCCAGTACAGGTTGAATCAGGCATGTCTGTTATTAGACGACACACGGTACAAAGTGGCAATGACCTTGTCTTCGTAGTTAGTGCAGCTTCGGCAGCTCAGGCCGCTGGTTGGGAAACAGTCAAGCTTTCGTATCTTGTTAGCCCAACACTTACAGGTGGTACTTCAGGTACTCTTGTTCTTCCTTCGTTCGAGTCAGACCTTGATACGACTCCAATGCCAGAAATCCCTGAGATCGATCTTCGTATCCAATCTCTCGCGGTTACTGCAGAGACAAGAAAGCTCAGAGCTCGCTGGACTCCAGAGATGGCTCAGGACCTTGCTGCTTACCAGAACCTGGATGCAGAAGTTGAACTTACACAAGTTCTTTCTGAGACAATCGCTCTTGAAATCGATCGTGAGATTCTCGCTGATCTTCTTTATGGCGCAACTGGTGCTAACTTCCACTGGTCACGTAAACCAGGTAAGTTCATCGACAAGCAAACTGGTAATACTGTAACAGGCGCTTCCTTCACTGGTACTGTTCGCGAGTGGTATGAGACTCTCATTGAGACTGTCATCGACGTTGCAAACGTTATTCATAGAAAGACACTCCGTGGTGCAGCTAACTTCCTCGTAACATCTCCTGATGTTGCTACAATCCTTGAGGCATCGGTTCTTTACAAGCCAGTACTCTCAATGGATCCAAAGGAATCTCAGTTCACTGTTGGCGCCGAAAAGGTTGGTACAATGAACAACCGCTTTACGGTCTACAAAGATCCTTACTTCATCCGAAATAAGATCCTTGTTGGTTACAAAGGTGGGTCATTCCTCGAAACAGGATTTGTTTATGCCCCATACGTACCATTGATTGTTACTCCAACAATCTACGCTCCTGAGGACTTCACACCTCGTAAAGGCGTTATGACTCGCTACGCTAAGAAGCTTGTCAGATCCGACTTCTACGGTACTGTTGAAATCCAGGACCTCAACGTAATCTAAGATTACTGATAGTATAGGATAAAGAATGGCTCCTCCTTCGGGTGGGGCCATTCTTTTATTTGAATCATAACTCTCACATGTTTCATATTTACTAAGAGGAGACACGATTATGAAGAAAAAGAAACAGCTGCTGAAGGAAGTGTTTGGCACTAATAACTCTATGGACTACTCTCATGGTAAGATAAAACCTGGGAAGACATTTGTAGATGCAATGCAGGCATTGGATGACATGATTGATATTGGTTCGAACATCGTTGATGTAGACAACAAACAGTCAGGAGATAGCTTAGAGATTATGCTCAGTGGTCTGATGGCATTGTTCGATGACATGGTTCAAGTTAGAGATGCATTGGATTCAAGAAGGGACTTAGACGACTAGAACTACTTGTTGTGGGTAAGGGATAGATTATGACAGCAGTAGGCGAAGCATACGGCACAGGATCGCAAGCTCGCTCAAAGCTACAACGGATTTGTACGTAACAGTTGTTTGGGAAGAACTACTCTAAGAGGAATTAACAATGACAGCATTTGTAACAGGTTCAACACCATTCGGAATATTCGACTCAGATGAGTGCTTCCAGGGTGATGCTAGCAAGATTGAAGATTGGGTCCGCCGCAAATTAGGTGGGTCACAGTTATGCGTAGAGCTGTCTTCATCAGACATATTCTCTTCTTTTGAAGAAGCTGCTATTGAATACAGCGCCTACATCAACCAATACCAATTCAAGTCTGTAGCAGCAGACATCCTTGGGTCAGCAACAGGTTCTCTGAGCGCATCACAGGCCGGTGGCGGACAGGAAAACCGCTATCCCCAGAGTCTATTGGAGTTCCAGAAAAGGCAATCAGAGCCATATGGAGAGATCGCTGGTGTCGGTGGTGCTTATACTCTCCACTCAGCTTCCTTCACCACAACAATTGGCATTGCAGAATATGATGTCCAAGATATTATCAGTGCACAATTAACTGGAGCAGATGGCAGAGTCAAGAGAGCACAGATTAAAGAGATCTTTCACTTCAGTCCACTCAGTCAATACAGGTTCTTTGGAACTACATCTGCTGTAAACTATCTCAACAACCAGTTTTCATTCGAGTCATTCACTCCAGAGACAGTATTCTACATGCTTCCAGTATGGGAAGATATCTTGAGAGGTATGCAGTTCGAAACGTCCAACAGAGTAAGAAGAAGTCAATACAGTTATGATAACAACAACAACGTAATCAAGTTGTATCCACCACCGTCATCTGGTGGTACTAGAGTTCACTTCACATACTGGCTTCCAAAAGGCCCATACGCTCCAGACTATGATGATGCAGCTCTCGATGGAGTAGCGAATGTTTCGAATGCTCCATTCAGCAATATTAGATACTGTAAGCTGAACTCAATTGCTAGGCAGTGGATATGGAAGATGTCATTCGCTTTATCAAAAGAGATACTTGGAGAGATGAGATCCAAGATGTCAACGATCCCAATTCCAGGTGGTGATCTTACTCTCAACGGACCAGAGTTAATATCTGATGCGAGGGTAGAAGCAGACCGTCTGCGTAACGAGTTGAAAGAATACTTGGATGATACTACTTATCAAGCGATTGCGCAGAAAGAAGCTGACAAAGCAGATGCAATCAAGAAGACAATGGCAGAAGTTCCACTAGGAATTTATGTCGGCTCATTTTTGGCGATATTTCTACCGATTTCATATCTATTACATGGTTAAATGTATGGAGTGTGGCAAAGAATATAAAGCAATCGTCAGACGACACCTTAAGTCTCATGACATGACGTTTGAAGAGTACAAAGATAAATGGCCAAAAGCTCAAACTTGGACTCCTAAGTCTGCAGAGATGAGAAAGAAGATTTCCCAAGGTACAAAAAAAGGTATGCATAAACCAGAATCTTGGTCAAAGTTCAAGACTCATATTAGTACTAGAGATATTTCTGGTGAGAACAATCCATTTTATGGCAAAGAGCATACTGACAAAACGAAAAAACTTATATCTGAAAATGAAGTCCGTTCGAAGAAAATATCTGAAAAGAAGGAAGAGTGGTGGTCAACAAGAAAAGGACAGACTGTAGAACAACTCTTTGGTGAAGAGACTGGAAAGAGGATAAGAAAGATAAAGTCTGAACAGGCGACAAGTATTGCGAAGAAAACGGAATGACATTCAAAATCCTTACAGAAGATGACTTCCCAATCATCAAGATGGTGATAGCCAAAGATGACCCTGATATAATCTGGGCAAAAGGTGTGAGGTTCAAATAGTGGCTCGCAAATTCATAACCGATAAAGAGTTCGCCTTCATTGAAAAGATTAACAAGGAGCTCATCCAAGAGTTTGTAGGGCAAGAGGTAATCTACTACGCCATCTCTATGGAGCATACGGTGTCTAATGACTTGTATAATGAATCTATAGATAAAGTATGGTTCAGCCCAGTCAGGATTAATGCTAGAGTAGAATGGGAAAACCCAGGAGTCTCATCTACAAGCTTTACATTAGATTCGAAGTACGATTTGATTGTAGACTTCCACATACAAGAGTTAGAAGAAAGGAATGTGAAACCAATAGAGGGCGATTTTATAGAGTTCGGACAAGTAGTATTTGAGATAACATCAGTTACAACTCCAGAGCTAGTCTACGGACAACCAAACAACAAAATAATGACGAGGTGTGTATGTGTACCTTCAAGAGAGGGTCAGATGCAAGTCCACTCGGATTCATCAGAATTTATTGATAACACACATCCTGTTGAAAATGAGGAGTGTTAATGATTAAATTTATAATAGCAGTAGTGGTCGCGATTTTTCTCTTTACTTCGGTATCTTTTGTACCAACTACAAGAGGTGATACAGAGATTAGCCTTAGCAGAGGTGGCTTGTATGTCGAAGATATTGAAGAAGACTTTGCCTTATTAATGGAGCATGCAGTAAAGATCGAAAAAGAGATTGACACTGTAGATGTATTGGGTACTACAACATCAACAGTAATAACGACTGGCTCTGGCTCTGTGATAGGACTAGAAGGCAATCATTCCCTTGTCCTTACTGTTCATCACGTATGCGAAAATATGGGGCTCAAGGGTAAGATACTTCTTGGTGAACTCATTACGGCAGAGAAAGACTTCGTAATTAGTAAGTCTGGTAGTAGGTTAAGGGTAACTGAGATCTTCTTTGAAGACAAGAGTAATGACATATGTGTAATAGGTGTGAAAGGTGTGGCAGGACTTCCAGCGTCACCAGCAGCATTCCTGCCAGAGCCAGGTGACGTTGTTTACTCGGTAGGTGCACCAAGCGGAATTTGGGACAAGGATGTCGTCCACCTAATTGACGGATACTTCATAGGCATAAAGTCAGAACCAATCAATGATATGTTCCACGGCTTCGCTCAGTACTCAATGCACAGCTCTGCTGGTGCAAGCGGATCGGCAATCTTCCACAAGGGTAGAATAATAGGTCTAATATCGCATGGAAGTCGCACATACTCTGGAGTTATGTGGGGACCTTCACTTGGTATTGTTCGCCATGCCGTAGAGACGGGTCTTAATAGATGGAGAGATAGCTTATAATGTCCAGTGAAGAGCATGCAGAATACCAGAATATTGACATTGAGACAGTTGACCAAGCTGTAAAAGATTGGTTCAATCTAACTGTTGACTCTCATGTCAAGACTCCGACTGAAGAGTTGGCTAAAGTTCCTGTGCTCTTCGCATCTGGAGAACGGTGGGCAACCGCCAGAGACCAGAGAGGTATTAGAGATAAGAATGGTTTACTGATACTACCTCTCATATCCATTAGAAGAACCAACATAGACAGAGACAGAACTCAAATCGCATTAGGCACTGAGACCAAGACTTTGACTGTGAGTAGGGAAATCGCTCAAAAGACAAACCTAATTCAGAATGCAATCGAAGCTCGTAACCCCGCAAGGAAAGCTGCCAGTAACAAGATTGTGCATGAGATTACAACTATTCCTTTCCCTGACTGGTTCAACACTGGATACGAAATCATAATCCAAACGCAGTACACCTCTCAGATGAACAAGATACTTGAGAAGATATTTGATTCGCTGGCCCTGCAGAACTCATTTGTTATGCCTGTTGGGATGAGTAAGTTCGAAAGTGATTCCACAGATAAAGAGTTCGAAGACAGGAAGCTCCTAAACGATTACTACTTTGTTGGTTTCATGGACACTGATATGAACGACACGGGTAACTTCGAAGAATTCACAGACCAAGAGAGAATAATAAGATACTCTTACAACATTACAGTACCAACGTATCTACAACTAGATCCAGAGGGAACACGACCATCGCTACAGGTAAAGCACTCATCTTATAAGTTTGCTTTTAGGGATGAATGTGTTACTTTTGTAGATGATCCGCTCATCTTGGATGATATATTTTCCACCAATAAGCCAAAGCGGTAATTTTTTTCAATAAAAAATCAATTATTTTGGCCTTCTGCTAGTTTAACTTTCTATTTACGTTAGTGTTATATCTTGGCGCTTATGCCAAACACAACTCGCGAATCAGGAGATTTCAATAAATGGCTCAAAAATTCATTTCACCTGGTGTATTTACTAAAGAAATAGACCAGTCATTCTTAGCTCAAGGTGTTGCAGGCATCGGAGCTGTAATCATCGGATCATCGAAGAAGGGTCCTGCTTTTGAACCAGTTGGTGTTACCAATTATGATGGCTTTGTTGCCAACATGGGTTCGATTGATCCGATTCACCAAGCAACTTACGGCGCAAAGAACTATCTTGAGAACTCAAGTGCTCTAAGTTATGTTCGTGTTCTAGGTCACTCTGACGGTGGCGATGCTGTTGCAGGTTACTCTGTAGGTGGTATCACTGGTATCACAGACGGAACAGGTTCCGACGCACAAGTTCTTGCTGTCATCCATCACTCTGGTGCATCTGATGTTCCTACTATTTCCGGTGTGGCATTGGACGCAGACAAGTTTGTATTTACTATCGGAACGTTTGCTGCAACAGCTTCATTCCTTACATCATCTGCTCAGTACATCGAAAAAGTATTGAACACTGATCCGACTAGATATGATACTGACGGTCACTACCTCTACCAGACATTTAGATATGCAACTCCATTAGCTTCTGCTTCATGGTCTCCAGTTGGTATCTCTGGTTCACTTCTCTCATTTGAGAAGAACTTTGAAGGAAGTAAGACTCCTTGGATTAAGTCGCAGGACCTTGGTGGAAATGAATACAACTTATTCAAATTCCATACGCTTGCTCACGGCAAAGCATCTGTCGATGACATCAAAGTCTCAATTCAGAATGTTAAACCAAGTACTAACCCAACAACAAATCCTTGGGGAACGTTTGATGTGATCGTTAGAAAGTTCTATGACAATGATCTTAAGTCAGATACTCTCGAGAACTTCGTTGGTATGTCAATGAACCCTTCTGATAGAAATTATATCGGCCGTAGAATCGGTGATATTGTTGAAACATTCAACACTTCTACTAGAAAGATGGAAGTAACAAGTGGCGATCTAGCTAACAAGAGTAGCCTCATTAGAGTTGAAATTAACAAGAACAGTGGTGCTCCACAAGAAAGCGTCCCTTGGGGCTTCCGTGGATTCGCCAAGATGGATTGGAACCTTGCAGATACTGCAGCTAATGGTGTGGCTCACACAGTCCCTTCCATTACTTACCGTCCAAACCAGATAGACAAAAATGGTAACTACAATGCGAACCTTTATTGGGGAGTTCTATTCCTCTCAGGTGGTATTGCAGACAGAATGAGATCGTTCCCAACACTCACTACTGCTCAAGAGACTGGTCTTCGTACAGATGATACTGACTTCTCTCTCAAACACTTGAGTGCTTCTTGGGATAACGGAATCCAGAAGTACCAATACAATGTTGGTGTTACAAACTATGAACCAATCTATCTGAGTGCTTCACTTCAGAGATTCACAATACCACTTCAAGGTGGATTCGATGGCTTCGATCTTAGAATTGAAAACCCTCTTAGTATCTCAAATAGTGCTGGTGATACAAATATCGGTGTTGCTTCTCTTAAGAGAGCTCTTGATATTGTTTCTGACCCTGACTTCTTGGATGCAAACCTTCTCGCAGTTCCTGGTGTTGATAACTTGAAAGTTACAGACCATGCTAGATTGCTTGCAAATGATAGAGCAGATATGCTCTACATAATGGATATCACTGGTTCGACAGTTGGTGATGCTATCTCAAACCTACAAAACAGAGAACTAGATGACAACTACTCTGCAACATACTACCCAGACGTTAAAGTTGATGACCCAGAGAATAACATCATTGTTAGACTCAAGCCGTCTTCTGCAGTGCTAGGTGCTATTGCATACTCTGATAAGACATCACAGCCTTGGTTCGCACCAGCTGGTCTTAATCGTGGTGGTCTAAGACAGTTCGATGTTATTGACATCGTTGATAGAGTTAACTTCAAAGACAAGAATGATCTTTACGAAAACAGAATCAATCCAATTACTTCATTCCCAAATGAAGGTGTTACTATCTTCGGACAGAAAACACTACAGGTTGCAGGTTCTTCTCTTGATAGAATCAATGTTCGTAGGCTTCTAATCGTTGCCAAGAAGACAGTGGCTTCTGCTGCTAAATATCTTGTGTTTGAACCAAATGATCCTCAAACATACCAGACATTCACTAACTCTGTAAATCCAATCTTGGACGACATAAGGCTTAAGCGTGGCCTTGAGAGATTCAAAGTTGTAATGGATACAAACACAAATACTCCAGACCTTGTTGATCAGAACATCATGACAGGGAAGATCTTCTTGCAACCTACAAAGGCAGCTGAATTTATCGATCTGAAGTTCATAATCAGCAATGCAGGTGTAGCATTCGACGAGTAATATCTAACTAAAAGGTATAAGATTAAAGGGTATCTCTTAACAGGGATACTCTTTTTTCGTTGGAGAACCCTAAAAGTTAGAAAACTTGCATAAAACCATCGGCAGTCATTATTTAGATCAGAACCTACAATGCACAATGCATGGGGATAATTAAACATGGCTGAAATACTCTCACCTCAAAGACTACTAGAATTCAAACAGTACGAACCGAAGCGTAAGTTTCGTTGGATACTTGAAATTGCTGGCATCGATGCATATGTTATGAAGACGGCTGCTAGACCACAAGCTACGTTTGAAGAGACAGTAATCGACTACGTCAACGGAAAGCGATTCCTTGCTGGTAAGCATACTTGGAATCCAATCTCTGTGACACTCCACGATCCAATCAATCCTTCCGCAGCACAGAACGTAATGAACTGGATGCGAAAGAACTACGAGCCCCTAACAGGACGCATGGGTTACGCAAGTGTTTACAAGGAGAACATTACCCTTAAACTTCTAGACCCTCAGGGAGCTGTTGCAGAGCTCTGGGACATCGAAGGAGCATGGGCAATGGACATCAACTGGGGTGATCTTGATTACGCTTCATCTGATAACGCTGAAATCTCTCTTTCTATACGCTTCGACAACGCTACACTCCAGTTTTGATTATGCGACGCTACAACAAGTTTAAAGCATAATCAAATAAAAGTATTTACTTTGACCTCCTACTTATCATGAGTATGGAGGTTTTGTTGTGCTAGAAGAAAATGAAAAGAAATATTGCCAATGTGGTTGTGGAGAAGAAGTAAAGAGCAAGTGGGTTCGTGGTCACCACTCTCGTGTGAATAACATATCAAAACGTGCAGATATTAGAGAGCGCCGCTCAAGGGCAATGAAGAAAAGGCATGAAAATGGAGTAATGCCAGAAGCATGGAATAAGGGAAAGACAAAGTATGATGATGAACGATTAGCCACTGCTGGCAGGCCCTGGAAGGAAAACTTTACAGATGAGATGAGGGAACAGTACTCTAAGACAATGAGGGAAAATCGTCTCAATGGAACTATTCCAACCCTTAGAGGCGAAAATCACTCACAGTGGCAAG